GAAAAGGCGACGTTAATTGCCCAGTTGTTGGCGGCGTTAGATGTGTAGTACTGAACAGCGCCGCTGTTAATATAAAATGTTTGTGTTGCGGCGGGCGCGCCTGCCACAATGTTTGCAAGCTCAGTAATGTTCGTTGTCTTTAACGCAGCAGTTGCTGTCGTGCCGTTAAACGTCTGAGTTGCCGTAAATGTGCTTGCCGCTGTTGTGACTGCAATGTTAGCGCCGGCTAGTGTGTTTGCGCCAGTACCGCCGTTAGCGATTGCTAACGTGCCCGTCACGCCAGTTGCTAAAGGCAAACCAGTACAGTTGGTTAGCGTGCCAGATGTTGGGGTGCCTAACAACGGGGTTACTAGCGTTGGGCTTGTAGATAAAACAACAGAGCCAGTACCAGTAGAAGTTGTTACGCCAGTACCACCGTTTGCTACCGCCAAAGTACCGGCTACGGTTACTGCACCTGACGTTGCCGTTGAGGGAGTTAAACCAGTCGTGCCAAACGAAATAGTTGTTACAGGTGATGCTGCGCCGCTTTGTGCAAGCAAAGTAACCACGCCAGAGCTATTTTCAAAGTATAGTTTGCCGTCGTTAATGTTAATCGCTAACTCACCAGGTACCAGATTTGCAGCCAACGGCACGGCTGAGGCCGTGGTGCTGTAGTATAACGATATTGGGGTGTAATTTGTTTGTGCCATTTAGAATGTGCCTCCGGAAATTCCGACGTAATTTGTTGCTGTTATTGTACCACTCGAGACTAAACTTTCAGTATTAATAACGCTGAAATAATCGATAGCGTTTAAGTTTGTTCCTGTAAAAGTGGAATTAGTTTTATCATAAACAAGGTTCAAAATACTGTAAGAACCTGCAAGACTTACCCGTTCTACGTTAGTTCCTGCTGAATTTAAAATAAAACTATTAGCCAGCGTAATAAAGCTACCAACACTTGAAGTTACAGCGTTAGATGCGGGACTTGCAGCAAAAATAGCAGAACCATCAATTTGCAAAGTTCCAGCCGTTACGCTTGGAGTAAGCACTTGGTAACAATCTTTAATTAAAACATTGGCGCTTGCGTTAGATACAGCTACAGCCCAACACTTGTTTCCTACAATAGAAACTGTGCCAGCACCCGTAATTTGAACACCTGAGGTGCATTGCAATTCGCTGTTAATAATCTCAACATAATTTGTACCTGATTTAACGACTTGCGTATCTACAGTACAGTTTGAAATATAAGTGTTACCAGACCCTGTGATGGTCAAATTAGTTAGTTTTATGCCACTAACACGAGCTGCCGCGGACAATGTTAATGTTCCAGAAATTTGCGTGTTAGCGCCAGTAAGTTCTGTGGTTGCAATTGTTGTGTTTGCGCTTGAAACTGTGGGGCTTTCGCTATAACTTCCAGGATGCACAATGACAGTATTTCTACCAGCCCCAACCAAGGTCAATGCCTTAGTAATTGTTAACACGGGGTTTATTAAAGTGCCGTCACCTGTAGTGTCGTTTCCGTCTTTGCCAACATGAATCTCATTTGCGTAAATAGAATAATTACCAACAGTTCTTCCTGTACCGCCATTAGCTACGGGAAGAGTTCCAGTTACACCTGTAGTTAAAGGTAAACCAGTCACGTTGGTTAGTGTGCCACTTGATGGTGTACCTAACGCACCGCCATTGACTACAAAAGCGCCAGAAGAGCCTACGTTGATCCCTAGAGCAGTCGCTACGCCAGTTCCAAGTCCTGTAATTGAGCCAACCGCTGGAGTAACTGTTGTGTTAGCTGCAAGGGTCAGTTGACCTTGCGCATTGAGTGGCAGAACCATACGAAGCTGCTGTGACCGCTGTATTGGTAATACTGAACTGCGTTCCAGTAAGGGTTAACCCTGTACCTGCTGTATAGGTTCCTGTACCTGTAAACTGAGTCCATACTATAGGGTCAGTACCTACGGTTGTTACGGGTTGAGTTTGAACCCAACCTGTACTAGCGTATAAAGTTCCGTTCGTAATAAATGTAAAATCGCCACTAGCAATCTCAATACCTGTATCAAAATCGGTCGCACGAGTTAAAACAGTACCGCCTGTAGCCCATGTGTAAATACCATTATTTGCTTGTGTCGCTTCGTTTTTAACTAATATGCGGTTCGTATTAAGTAGGGTATATCCATCAAGAATCGTCAGCGGAACGGACAAAGTCAGCGTAGCGCCTACGCCAGCAGTGCCGTTATTGTATGTAACTGTACCACCAGTAATTGAAGCTAATGAGGCAGGTGTAGCAGCATCGCAAGACGCATGAACATGAAGACCTTCAGCTACTGCGTCAACATACTGTTTTGTGGCTAAGTCTAAGGCCGCAACAGGATCTTGTGTGACCGTAACCGATGTTAAGCCACCTAAAGTTAAAGCGGTCCCGCCTAACGAAACAGAAGTTGTTCCGATAGTTACCGCAGTATTTGTTAGTGCAATCGTAACCGGAGCCGAGCCGTTGTAGCTTGTACCAGATAATCCAGTTCCAATAGTCAACGCATTTGTAGCGGTGGCTGTCACGGTGGCTGACCCACCTAAACTAACCGAGCTGCCGTTAATTGTAATGGCGCTGTTTGTCAGCGAGGCGTTACCGATGTTGCTTAGTGTGTTATTGGCACCATTAATTGTTTTGTTTGTTAATGTCTGTGAGCCAGTTAGCGTGGCGACGGTGCTATCAATTGAGATAGTTCCCGTCGAGGTAATTGGACCGCCAGTTAATCCCGTGCCTGTCGCAACAGATGTTACGCCAGAACCTGCCGCAAAGTCTTGCCAAGATCCGCTTGAGTATCCCTCAAACAATCCCGTGTCGCTGTTATAGCGAATTAACCCGTTTGAAGCAGTAACACCAGAGCGTTGCGCCGTGGTACCCGCTGGCACCTTAATAGCCGCCGTTCCGGGCAACACTGCATTGTTTGAGATAGACAGAACCGCTGTGGTTGTTCCTGTCGCTACATCAATTTGGTTGGCCGTGCCAGACACAGAGCTAACATATGTTGGCAGTGTGTCCCACGTGGTATTATAGTTTGTGCCGTCAACCTTCTTTAGATACTGACCCGCAACACCACCGGCCGCAACGCCAGGACCCGCTGGACCTGTGGCGCCGGTTGCTCCAGTTGCACCTGTTAGGCCGCTGGGGATATAAAACTCAAAAGCCGCCGTTGTTGGCGTTCCAATATTAATTACGTTGGCGTTAGTGCCAGGAGCCGTAGTTGTGGTTGACTGAACTTGAATTGTTGCTGCTGCCCCCGTTGGGCCTTGTGGGCCTTGCGGACCCACTGGACCAGGGGGACCACCTAGATTAGAGATGTCCTGTAACTGAGTCTGTTTTGTAACTCCGTTTTGCACAACAACAGTTAGCTCGTTACCTGTTAACGCTCCGGCTACTTGTAGTTGTGATATTGAACGATCTGCCATTACGGTCTCTTATAATTTTAAGTCGCCAGACTCGCCGGCGTTAGGTGGTGTGCCATCAATAAAGAAGCTGTCATTCTGTGGTGGGTTATTTGCGCCACCATCGGTAACAATTTGTTGTCCACTTACTGGACCAGTTGCTACAGATACATCTGGGCGTGGGAAGCGCAACGCAATATTTTCTGTCTGACGCGCTGGTAATCTCCAGGGGTCATAGTTGTCTTTATCTGCCGCGCACACGCGCATGCCCGGAAAGTTTGGGTCAGGCATTAAATCGGTATACGCAAACTTCCTGCTGCAGCGATCACAGATCGCTACAGACAAGACTGAATTACCTCGAGTATCAAGGTAGACTGGCATTTGTTAGCCGTAAAAAATTGTAATTGCGGCCGAGGTTGGTAAGGTTATGTAGCAACCTGTTGAAAAACGAATACCATTACCTGGCAATATTGTTGAAATAATTGCGGTATTGGTTGTAATATCAATTTCAATTATTGCTGTTCCGGTTGCTGAAGTATTGTCATAAAACAATATTGCACCGGCGGTGCCCCCTGGTTTAATTTGCCATCCAGCGACACGACTCGGGCCAGTAAATGTTTGACCACTTGCGTTTATGTGGGAGGTTGATACGTCTACTAATGTGGGCATAATTTTTCCTAAAGGTTAAAAAAGGCGGGTTGCCCCGCCGTCTTAATTAGTTATTTGTATAACCGGAACCGTAGGCAGTAATTGTACCGTCAGCATTACGGCCAGTATACTGAATAGACAATGTGCCAGCAGAGGCTGCTTCAGAGGCTAAAGTTACTGTGCAGTTGTATGCGCCAACGTTAGCCAACAAGTTAGCCACGGCAGCAGATGCCGTAAAAGCCACAGCAACTTTACCTAGGGCAGTTGTTGTCAACGTGCCAACGGAAGTAGTTACGCCGTTAACGGTCAAGCTAACCGCGCGTGAGGCTGCGCCGACTACGTTTAAATAACCGTCGATTGAGTGAATAATTGAACCAGCTGGAATAACTTCCGTTGCTGCAGCGCCGGCTACAATAGCTACCTGTTGTGAAATCATTGAGGCACCAGTGTTGTCGGCAGAAATTGTGCCGTCGTTGCTGGTAGTTTGACGCGTATTTAAACGCAGGGGTATTGTAAATGTACTAGACATTGTGTTTCCTTATCTCAGTGGGTATCCCAAACTGTCTCTGAGTCGTCATGCCGGGAAGGATCGGCTGTCAGAATGGGATTAATCTTCCTATAACTACTAATGCAAATTAAACATAAAAACCGCCCTAAATAGTAAAAAAGCCACCCTTGTGGGGTGGCTTTTAGGACTACTGGGGTGCTGATTAAACGCCAGCGGTGCCGTAGATGTTACGGGCATCGTGCCAGCCGGTCGCATAACGCTCGGTGGCTTTGTAGCGCATAGAATCAGTCTCGAAGTCACCTTCCATGGATTTCTCCATTGGACGACGCATTACGAGCATGAGGCCATTCTCAGCATCGGTCTGTACCCACCATGCCTTGGAAGAGCTCAAACGGGTTACAACGTGTGTACCCTTTGGAAGCATACCAGTGGACTTGATTGGGTTGAGATCGTTGTCAGCTGTACCAGAACGGAGAACAGACTTGAGAATTACCTCTGCCTGGAACTCGAGTGCTGGAGGAACAACTAACTGCTCAGCTTTTAGGCGAATACGCTTACCATTGTTGTCGATTGCAGAACGGATCTGAATGAGGATCTGCTCAACAGAAGTCTGCGACAAGTTAGCAGCGGTCGATAACTGATTGCTGTAGGTTAAGCCGTTAGCAACAGGGTGAGCTGTGTTTATCAAAGTTACGCCGTCACCGCCAACATAGCCGGCTGTGAATGCAAAGTTTAATAAGTTAGCGCACAATGTCTCTTTGGTCTCAATCATAGACTGAGCTAAGTGCTTGGCGAAGGTGCTGCCAATACGGATGTGATCACCGTCTTCCATCAATACCTTGGTCAAGGCATATGCCAAGCC